CTATTTGCAGATGCTTAAGACAAGGGCGGCGGCAGAGCTGGAAAACTACGGAAAGATCATAAATTTTGTAAGCACCATTAACACAAATTCTAACCTTAAGTTTAAGCAGGATTTTGATTTAGGGGACAGGATCACATGCAAGGAAACAAAGTGGGGCATACAGATTGATGCACGGATAACAGAAGTAACAGAGACATACCAGAAAGGCGCAGAGGAAATAGAGGCGACGTTTGGGGACAGCCTGCCTACGCTGGTAGACCAGATAAGGAAAGTGAGGTAAAAAGCATGGCTGATTGTCTGCCGTTCAATGCCATTCTGGTAGATGAAGAATACGACAGGGTATATAAAGCCGAGGACTGGGCGTGGTATTTTGCCACGTTCATAGCAAACGGCGTTTTCCCGAAACCCAGCGACGGGCTACAGGTTATAGCCTATGACAAAATGGAAATCAAGGTAAACGCCGGGTATGCGTTTATCAATGGTTACTCTTTCAGAAATCCTGTAAGCATGGGTATTACGTTAAGCACAGCAGAGGGGGCGCTTAACCGCATAGACCGGGTAATTATACGCTGGGACTTGACGCAGAGGGACATGTATCTGACTGTCTTAAAGGGCGTGCCGTCTGCAAAGCCTGCGGCAGCAGCCTTAACCCGGAATACGGAAATATGGGAGCTTGCCATAGCTGATATTTACGTGGGGAAAGGCGTAACAAAGATTCAGACAAAGGATATTACAGACCAGCGGTTTAACAGTGCCTTGTGCGGCATTGTGAAAGGCACAATAGAAGAGATCGACGCAAGCGTACTGACGAAACAGTTTAATGACTTTTTCAAAACCTACAGCCAGGCAGTGCTGGACGAGTTCAGCATATATAAGCAGGACATGGAAAAGTATTTAAGCGAGATCGCGGGCATTTATGAGAACTACATAACCATGACAGAAAGCCTGTTTAACCAGTACGAGAACCAGTTCAGCGAGCGGTACAATTCTTTTGAAAGTACGCTTGACGGCTGGGACGCGGAGCTATTGAAAGCCTATACCGCTTTCATGGCGAAAATTACGCTTTTCCAGACAGAGGCAGAAAGCGAGTTTAACGCATGGTTTGAGGGCATTAAGGAAAAGCTGGGCGGGGACATTGCAGGCAGCCTGCAACTGCAAATAGACGGGCTGACAGACGCGGTAGAACAGCTGCGGCAGCAGGCAGAGGCGGGCAGCACGGCGACGGCAGAGACGCTGGCAGAGCTTGACAGGAGGGTTACGCTGATTGAAAACGGCTGGAACATCAATTATAAGCATGATGCCGTTTTGGGCTTGTGCTATCTGGGCGCTGCCTACATGTGCCAGCATTACGAAAGAACAGAGGAAACGGCAGTATTGGGAATTGCATATATCGGCAATTCCTATCTTGCAAATACATTTTAAGGAAAGGGGCAGATTATGAAAGGATTTCCCAAAACATTAAAGACAAAAGACGATTACTACAACTGCCTTGCTATGGTGGCAGCCGGGGAGCTGGCGGCGGCTGATCTGCTGGCAAAAATTGAGAGTCTGGAAAAGCAGCGCTACATACAGTGCGCTATTGTATCGGTGGCAGAGGAAAAGAAAGCAGTGACAGTATATTACTGCGACGAGGCAGCGCCGGGCATGGCTTTTGCGGCTGGCGGCATTTCTGGAACGGTCACGGCGGTAACGCACACCCAGACGGACGACGCGGCGGCAGCAGGCGAGACGGGAAACGACAGGACGGTATTAACACTGTCAAAGGGCATTGCCGCAGATAATACGGCTATAGGGCTGGAAAAAGCGGCAGCAGTGGCAGGAATGACCGCAGACGACATTACAGCGCTGAAAGGAGTGTTAAAACAGTATGAGTAGGATATTTGTTGATGATGTGACAAAGACAGACCGCAGGGCGCTTTTGAATGTAAACAAGCTGGCGACGATCAGCGACATTGTAGCGCCGACGAGCCAGTATTTATACGCAAGCGGGGCGAATGAGATCACCGTAATAGAGGGCTGCGTAATTGCCGTGGGCGGCGCTGGTATCTTCCAGACGGGGAACACGGTACTTAATGCCTCTAATCTGGATATAGGCGCGGCTTTTGCCGTAGGCAGCGACTATTACGTTTATATCTGCGACAGCAGGCAGGACGCACAGGACGAGCAGTATATTATTTCCCTTAACTCTACATATCCGAGCGGGTGGAACGCCAGCAACAGCCGCAAGATCGGCGGCTTTCATTACGGGCGCTGCCGTAAGATCAATGACAATTTGCAGCCCGTGAACAGCAGCGGCGCTGTTTTCGGTACGGGCTGGGAAAGCGCGGTAAGCAACGGGATTGTGCCGCGCAGCGTATGGACGCTGGGACACCGCCCGAAATGCAGCCCGGAGGGTATGGTATATCTGGGCGGCGGCACATGGGTAGACATTTACCTTAATTCTGACGACGGCGCACAGGGCTTGAAGTCGGAATATAATTGTGCGCCAATGACAGGCACGGAGGGCATGAACTGGTACACGTTCACGGAAAGGCTGATGAAAAGCGGTAAGCGTATGCCGGACTACAGCGAATTTTGCGCTTATGCTTTCGGCAGCCCGCAGGGGCTTGACGGGGCAAATACAAACGCATGGACGGCGACGACGAACACGGGCAGGGGGACTACGGGCAGCGTGGTAAATGCCGTTTCTGCCGTGGGCTGCGTTGATGCCGTGGGGCGCGTCTGGGAATGGCTTAATGATCTGATTACGCGGGCAGAACACGCCACAAATGCAGACTATCACCCTACGGCGGCGTGGGGCTGGGATAAGAAAAGCCCTTTAAGGGATAATGCCACAAAGTACGACGTAGGCAACATTTACCAGTATTACGCGTATTCTCTGGCGGCGCTGATCGCGGGCGGTAACTGGGGCAATGGCGTTCGCGCGGGCGCGCGTGCCGTGTATTGCAGCAATTGCCCGTGGGACGTGCACACGACTCTCGGCGTGCGCGGGGCGTGTGATTCTATGTAGAGGCGGGCGAAAGCCCAGCCGCTACAGGGGGACGGATAAAAAATGTCAATAAGGGATAAAGGCGACATACTACACCAGAAAATATATGATTTTCTGCTATACATATATCCCCTGCTAAGTAAGTACCCCAAATATGAAAAATTCAGCTTGCAGACGGCAACCAGAAACGCCGTGCTGGAAATGCTGCAAGACGTTATAAAGTGGCAGAAAACGGCGACGAAAAGCCACTTGTACGCGGCAGACGTGGCACTACAGCAGAGTAAGGAGCTGTTGCGGCTGGCAAACGATCTGAAATACAGCGCAATGAATAAGCAGCATTACGGGGAGTGCGGCAGGAAACTTACAGAGCTGGGCGTTATGCTGGGGGAGATCATAGAAGAGGTAAAAGCTGCAAAATAGCTTTTCATATGGGGCAGCCGCTTATTACAGCCCTCTGGCGGCGCTGATCGCGGGCGGCAATTGGAACAATGGCGTTCATGCGGGCGCGCGTGCCGTGAATTGCAACAATTACCCGTGGAACGTCAACAGCAACATTGGCGGGCGTGGGGCGTGTGACTTAGTGAGAGCATTATAGGCTTAGCGTATCTACGGAACACTAGCAAGAGGATTTTAAGCAGATGCTTAATAACCTAGAGTCAGAGCGGCTGTCCCGCCGTAAGGCAAAGAGAAAAAGCAGGGCTGCTGGTTAGTAGCTGCGGCGAAAGGCAGGAGCTTTAATTTTGAAACGAGTAGGATATACCACGAACCAGAGCGGCGAGCGGGTAACGCTTGTAGAGGCTATGGCTGATTATGCAAACGTGCAGAAAGCCTACAACAAAGCCAGAAAGTGCAAGCGATACCGCAAAGACGTTTTGATATTTACCAAAGACAAAGAGGGCAATTTAGAAGAGGTGCGGGACGACATTCTAAACCTTTCCTATGAGCCAAGCGAGTACCATTATTTTAAGGTATTCGAGCCGAAAGAGCGGCAGATAATGGCGCTGCCATTCTATGACAGAGTGGTACAGCACGCCATAAACAACGTGTTAGAGCCTATATTTGATAAGCGGTTTATATCCCAGTCCTACGCCTGCCGAAAAGGTAAGGGTATGCACGCTGCATCTGATACGCTGCAAGAATGGCTGTATGAGTGGCAGAAATTCCACCCAGACGAGCCGCTTTACGCTATCAAGGCAGACATACACCACTATTTCCAGAGTATAGACCACGGCATACTTAAGGCTGAAATACGCAAGGTTATTAAGGACGCTGGGGTACTGGCGCTGCTGGATAAAATCATAGACCATAACGGCAATATGCC